CTATGTGTCCCCTCGGCAGTTTGTAGCTCTTCTAGCTTTAATTTAGCCACATATTCTTTATGATAAATCTGTTTGAATAAATCTCTGATTGCTACTTCTAATTCTTGTAGGGTCATCGTATTGTGTAGGCCATAAATTAAACTTAGGTACTATCTGTTGTTTCTCTGGAATAACTCCTTTATGTCTAATTCCTCTTTCGTCAACCCAATAACCGAAAGGTCTTAGTTTGTTATTAGGACTGTCCATTTCTTTAGGAACTACCCCCATTAATTCCTCGTCTCCTAGTTCGCACATACCCCATGCAGCTATAATATCAAACTTACGTTTATTCTCATAACTGTATTTAATTGCTTCTTCTAGAATTTCTTCAAACCATATATTATGACAATAATCTTCTATATGTTGAGCTATTAAATCTAATTGATGCCTAATTACTACTTCAGTAGCAGGAGCTCCGAATTGTTTACTACGACCTCCTTGTATGTCAGATTGAGTAGCTCTAGGTCTTCTCATCAAATGTCTATTCTCTTTATGTTTCTCTCTAAAGAATTGCAGAGTAGACATTCTAGTAGATTCAAGAACAGCCTGACAATCGTAATACTGCAATATCTTAAGACATGTCATATGTGCTTCACGTAAAGTCTTAGGTCTGTCCCTATAATAGCACACTATTTTAGGTTCATCTAACCCATAAGCTCTCTTTTTAACTACTACACAGAAATCAGAAGGGTCTTGAGTCTTATCAGAAGTGTCTTCACCACCCATATCAATACCGTCAATACCAGCAACATATAAATTTCTAGGTACAGCTCCATGTTCTCCTCTAATCGGATGTTCAAGTATCTTAACCTTACCTTTAGGATTACTAACAAATCTTACACTATCAATTGCTTCCTCTGTGTGCTGGTTGTTAGTAAAATTATACTCTAACTGGCCTACATCAATATGTGGTCCCAGTTTATGTAATTTAATATTAGCAAGTTGCTCACTTAACAATACAGTATTAAACTGATTATCTCCTTCAAGAGCCAAAGCATCATCAGGAGTAAAACAGAACTCTGCACATGCAATTAAATGCTCCTTCGGGTTAGCTAGTAGAGCTTCTCTTTGGTCTAAATAGAACTTCTTAGCCTTCGCAGTATTAGTAACTCCTCTATCGTCTACATATCCATTTGCTGCTACGAATGTATAGGCAGGTATGAAGAATGAGGTAAAAGCATAAGACCCGTCTTTAGTATGGTTATGTTTATAAGGTAAGAAATTATATCCAGCTGGATTATAAAACATCTTACTAAGTCCGTCAAGTGCAGGTCCCTGGTCTCCACCTGTTCCCCACACAAATCTAGTTCCAAACTTATTACCCAGAATTTCTACAAGAGCTGTACTCTGTAAGTAAGTCTTTACTAGGATTGGGTTAGAACCAGATTCTTCAAAGAACAATCTATCCACACGGTCTCCACGGAGTTTACGAGGAACATCTACTACGAAGCCAATAATGTCTGACATGAATCCAAATTCTTCTCTGTCTTTAGTAAGAAGAGAAGCTCTCTTATGCATATCAGAATTATACTTCTGTCTTAGATGTCTCATGCCGCCTTCTGTATCAGCATTTAAATATTCAAGCTGTTCCCAGCATTTACGAAGCACGTCACTAACGAATTTCTCGGTAAATGCTACATATACTGTATGTGAACCTCTAACAGTTGTATATAACCTAACTCCTAAAGATGCTGCAATTTCGGAGAATCCGACTCCACGAGCTTTAAGGGCGCACACATCCTTCTTCAACTTCTCACACATTTCTATGTAATGGAAGTACTCATACTGCTTACTAAAGAATGAAGGGAATGTAGTTTCACGACCGGTACCAGCTTGAGACACATCGGTGTTCTTTAGTCTATAATAATTAAGGAAGAAGTAATTATCACCTGTGATTCTATACCCATGTGATTCATATCCTTGATTACATCTTCTAACCTCTTCGTCCCAAAAGTCATTATACTTCTTTGTTCCCTCCGGATAAGCACAGTATTTACCGTTTCTTAGTTTAATCTGTCTAGCTTCAGTGAACCACTCTGGATTAAAATCCAGTCCTCTTTCTTCATCCACTGGTCGATATCCAGTCAGCTCATAAGATAGAGTAGGGTCGAAATGCTTAATCTCGGTATCTAATGATACATCCCATTCAACATTAGATGTTTTAATTGAATTGTCCTCTATGACAGGATTCGTATGTTGAACAGCTTCTATTAACTCTGGTTCTACTCTCTGTATTAACTCTTGAACTGTTTCT